ACACCGCGCTGCTCCTGGGCTAAGGCCTGAACCGGGCACGGGCGTCCTTACGGCGCCCGTGTCTTCGAGAGGGAGACATCTCCATGAGCGAGAACGACCAGCTTGCCCAGAAGGGCATCGACATCGTGGCCGGCAAGGCCGAAGACATCATCACTGCGATCCCCAGCATCCAGGACAAGGCGCTGCTCAAAGCCGCACTGGACGCCGAGACCGCCGGCAAGAACCGTACGACGGTTGTGCAGGCGCTGAACGAGGCCATCGGCCCCGACGCAAATGCCGGCGGCGACAACGTGGGCGCCAAGGCCCCGAACGCGACGGGCGACAAGCTTTCGTTCGATCCGAACGCGCAGCGCGGTGATGGCGGCGACGCTGACCGCGAGCCCATCGATCTGAGCAATCACGTCAAGATGGTCCGCGACGAGCCGCAGTTCGAAGGCGGCCCGGTCGAGGCCAATGTCCACCCCGACGAAGTCGGCAACTATTCGGCCGGCGGCTGGCAGAAGGCCTAACCCATGCTGACGGACGCCCAGAAATCCGACGTACGCCGGTTCGCGGGCTATCCGATGCTGGCGGACACGGTCGCCAACGACAACACGGACTTCGCCTACGGCTACGTGTCCTCGGGTGTGTGGCAGACGCTGGAACATCGGCTGACCCACATGCGCCCGGAGGAGGAGAACACGCTGATCAGCGTGTACCTCGCGAACCTGACGCAACTGGAATCGGCGGTGCCTGGCGCGGGCGACAACCTCGACACGGATGTCGCCGCCGTCTGGACCCGCAACACGCGGGAGGTACAGGACCGTGCCGCGCTGTTCGATGACTGGCGGCGCCGGATGTGCGGCTTCATTGGTATCTCGCCTGGACCGTGGCTCGGCGATGGCGGCAACACGATCGCACTGGTGCGGAACTGATGGACGGCGAGAAGCTCCAGCTTAAGGTCTACTCGGGCTACGAGAAGGCCGCCAAGCGCATCGGGCTGTCGTTCGACCACTACCGGCCCACCGACATGGCGGGCGCGCTCCTGCCCGGCGCGCTGATTGGCACGCTGCTGGCCAGCTTCAACGCGCAGGACATGAAGTACGGCAAGGCCAGCGTTCATGGCAAACCGGTGTGGTTCTGCCTCGCCGATGGCCGCGTCCTCGCGCATGGCGACTACCTGGTGCGGGGCGGCTCGACGTTCTTCATCGCAGGCATGCAGCCGCTGCTCCCCATCCTCGCGGTGGAGTGCAACCGGGTCCTTACCTTCTACCGGCCTCAGCAGCAGGCCGGGGTCGGCATCGGCAACTACGGCGGCAACACGGCCGAGAACCAGACGGTGATCGCGACGGGATTCCCCGCCGCGGTGTTCCAGGGCACGAAGGGCGAGCGCAACGACACGAACCTGCCCGGGGACGTAAAGAACCCGTGGTGGGCCGTGATGATCCCGGCACTGCCGGGCGACGCACAGCTACGCACGGACGACGTAGCAATCGACGAGAACGGACGCCGCTACGTGCTTTCGAGCACGGAGCAATCGGATCTCGGCTGGCGGCTCACCGCGGCCGAGGCTGGCACCTGACGCAGGAACGGACATGGCAGACCTCACCGACGCGCTGAATGCCGTCGTCGGCCTGCTTGCGCAGGCGATCTACCCGAACGGCACCGCGCAGCCATCGGCGACGGGTGACCCTGTGGTCATCTATCCCGGCTGGCCGCAGGCCTCCCAGCTCGACAAAGACCTGTCCGGGTTCTCGAACGGGCAGGGCGGTCGCGTGCACATCTCGGTCTTCGCCAAGGAAGGCTCGACCCTGCTGCCGGCGTACTCCAACGCCTGGACCCCGCTGAGCAAGCAAGCGGCGACAGTGACCCTGTCGATCGCGGGGCAGGACGTTACGCTGGCCGGCGAGCCCGCCACCAACCAGGTGGTGGGCATCGTCCTTGATTCCGAGGCCTTCACCTACGCGGTGCAGGCCGACGACACGCTCACCAGCATCGCCACGGCGCTGGCCGCGATCATCCCGCAGGCGACAAGCAGCGGCCCGGTGCTCTCGCTACCGCAGGGCGTGAAGATTGTCGCGGCGCGCGCCGGCGGTATCGGCACGATGCAGCGCGAGGTGCAGCGGCTGAAACAGCCCCTGCAGATCACGATATGGGCGGACACCCCTGGACGGCGCACGGCCATCGGTCGCGTCATCGGCCCGATGCTGGCCGGGACGGAGCGCGTCGACCTGCCCGACCTTACGTCCGCGCGGCTGCTCTACCAGACCGCGCACGAGAACGACGGCAACCAGAAGGCGAACCTCTTTCGCCGCGACTACATCTACACCGCCGAGTACGCGGAGACGCAGACCTTGGGCGCGACCGAAGTGGTCGTCGCTCAGGAAAACATCCAGTTCGGCATTGTCGGCGCACCTGGGCCGATCGCCACCAAGACCATCTTCCAGTGAGGACACCATGGCGAAGCACCTGATCGTCAGCGAGGCCTTTGGCGACTACGCCAAGGGCGACCGTATTACCGACGCCAAGAAGGTCGACGAGATCCTCGGTTCGCCCAACGCGGCGAGCGTCCTTCCCATCAACGCCGACGATGCGCCCTCGGGCAAGCCTGCCGGCGGCAACAGCTCCGGCGACCAGGGCTGATCCCCTCGCACTGAGCCCCGACTGGCCCGCTTCGGCGGGATTTTTTTCGCCCGGAGAAACCCATGACCCAGATCGTCCAGCAGGGCGCGCTGAATACGACCGCGCTCATCGTCCCCGACCTCTACGTGCAGATCGTGCCGCCCGCGGTCTCGCAGCTGAATGGCGTACCCACCAACGTCCTCGGCATCGTCGGTACGGCGAGCTGGGGCCCGGTGAATGCGCCGGTCGATATCGGCGATATGGCCGCTTACGCGCGCCAGTTCGGCGCGCTCCAGAATCGCAAGTACGACCTCGGCACGGCCGTCGCGATCGCCGCCCAGCAGGGCGCGAACGCCATCAAGGCGGTCCGCGTCACCGATGGCACCGATATCGCCGCCAGCGGCGCGCTGACCACGTGCATCACCTTCACCAGCAAGTACACCGGCACGCTGGGTAACAGCGCGACGGTCCAGATCGCCGCCGGTAGCGCGGCGAACAGCTGGAAGGCGATCGTATCGATGCCCGGCCAGGTCGCCGAGGTCTACGACAACATCACCGGCACCGGTAACGCGGTGTGGGTGGCCATGGCAGCCGCGATCAACAACGGCCAGTATGGCCTGCGCGGCCCGTCCCAGATGATTGTGGCCACCGCCGGCGCTGGCGTCACCGCGCCCACAGCGGGCACCACGGCGCTCACGGGCGGCACGGACGGCGCCACGACGATCACGGCCGCCACGCTGGTGGGTGTCGATACCGTGCCCCGGAAGGGCATGTACGCCTTGCGCGGCTCGGGTGCCAGCGTCGGCATGCTCGCCGACGTTGACGATCTCACCACGTGGACCACGCAGGTCGCCTACGGCCTGGCCGAGGGCACATACATGATCTGCACCGGCCCGCTGGGCGACACCATCGCGAACGCGGTGACCACGCGCGCTTCCGCCGGCGTCGACAGCTTCGCCTTCAAGCCGATCTTCGGTGACTGGTGCTACTGGGCCGACCCGGTGAACGGCGTCACGCGCCTGGTGTCGCCGCAGGCCTTCTGTGCCGGCCGCCTCGCGAACCTCGCTCCCCAGCACAGCTCGCTCAACAAGCCGCTGTACGGCATCGTGGGCACCCAGAAGAGCTACCAGAACCTCCAGTATTCGGTGGGCGAACTCCAGACGCTGATTTCGGCGGGCTGGGATGTCATCACCAACCCGGTGCCGGGCGGCAACTACTTCGGCATGCGCGTCGGCCACAACGGCAGCTCGAACCCCGCCACGCAGGGTGACAACTACACCCGCATGACTAACTACGAAGCCGCCACGCTCGGCGCCGGCATGGGTAAGTTCGTCGGCCGCCTCCAGTCGTCGGCCGCGAACGATCCACTGCGAGCCGAAGCCAAGGGCACGGTGGACTCGTTCCTCCAGGCTCAGCAGGACCAGGGCCAGATCGACAGCTTCACCACGCAGTGCGATCTCAAAAACAACCTGCCGGCGCGCATCGCGGCGGGCTACCTGCAGCTGGACGCCTCCATCCGCTATCTCGGCGTGGTCGAGAAGTTTCTCATCAACATGCAGGGCGGCCAGACGGTCGTTACGAGGCAGTCCACGCAGTCGGCGTAAGCGGGCAGCGCAACCCATCCACATCCCAGGGGCGCCACATGGCGCCCCTTCTCTTTGGAGAACCCCATGCCCGCAAACGGCTTTACCGTCGGCAAGGACATCTCGCTGACCATCGTGACCCCGTCCGGCACGCTCAACCTTCCGGTCACCACCACCAGCTTCGACTCGAAGCCGTCGTACAACAAGCAGCGCACCGTGTGCCTCGATGGTGTGAACCGAGGCTTCAATGCGCCGACCGGTTGGGACCTTACTTTCCAGCTCGATCGGTCCAGCAGCGTGGTGGACGACTTCTTCGCGCAGCAGGAGGCCGGCTACTTCGCCGGCCAGGACACGCTCACGGGGTCGATCTCGGAAACGATCACCGAGGCCAACGGTGCTACCTCTCAGTACCGCTATACCGGCGTGATCCTCGCGCTCGACGATGCGGGCAAGTTCACCGGCGACGCCAAGGTCAGTCAGACCATTAGCGCGTTCGCCTCCCGTAAGCTCAAGGTAGCCTGATCGCCATGTCGGAACCGACACTCACCATCACGCAGACTGGCGCCGACGATGCGGCGCCGACGGCTTCCAAGCCGAACCCTCCCGACATCGCGACCGACGCTCTCGGCCACACCTACACGCTCAAGAAGCCCTCTATCCTTGAGCAGTACCGCTTCGTTCGCTTCATCGGCGACGTGTCAGATCGCTACATGAGCATGGTCGCGCCGCTGGTATGGATCCGGTCCATCGATGGCGACCCCATCGGCTTCCCGAACAGCCAGCGCGAACTGGATGCGCTGATCCAGCGCCTGGGCGACGAGGGCGTCGAAGCCGTCATGGTCGCCGTCGTGAAGCTCGCCGAAGGCCTGCCCTCGGTCGACGAGTCCGCGCTAAAAAACTGATCCAGCACGTCGGCATCCGCGAGACGTTGTGGTGCCTCGCGAACGGCGTGCCATGGGACAAAGTGTGGGAACTCGATGATGTCGAGCGGCAAGGCTTCGCGATCATGTTTTCTGAGTTCAAGGGCGCCGAGTTCGACGTGCACACCATGCAGTTCAAGGAGCAAAGGGCATGAAGCACTTCGACAGCCTTGGTGATATGGCCGCACATCTCCTCGCGGCATCGACGGCCGAGGCCCTAGCCCTTCAACAGGGGCTACGGGCCGCCGCCGTCGAAGTCGAGAAGACGGCCAAGGGCGAGATCGGCACCTACCAGAAGGCGGTGGGTCCGTTCCCGGAATGGGCGCCCCTCGCGGACAGCACGGAAGATCGAAAGGCCCGAATGGGCTATCCGGCAGATTCGCCGCTGCTGGCCACCGGTGAGATGCAGGAAAGCATCACGCACGAGGTCGAAGGGCTGGTCGCGGTCGTCGGCACCCCCGACCAGAAGGCGCTCTACCACGAGCTGGGAACGGCGCGCATGCCACCACGCCCCGTGCTGGGGCCGGCGCTCATGCACAACCAGGAACGTATCGAGAAGCTCATCGGCGAGGCCGCTGTAGCTGGAATCCTCGGTGGGGCGATAACGGATCCGACGCTGGGCTATGGGAAGCCCTAGCTGAGCAGGACGTAGGCGCCGAAGAGCAGGGCGGCGAGAAGCAGCGTCGCCGCCACGGCTATGGCGAGCGATGCCACGGCGATCCCTGCTCGCATGTAGCCGGGCATCGGCGTTTCCCACCACACCGCGACCGTCCGGCGCCGCTGGCCCTTGGGCACGGCACGGATCTGCGGCAGTTGCCCGCCAGAGGCATCCGCAAACCATTCAAGCACCCGGACGTGCAGAGGAACCGCCATGTTCGAAGCCTTTTCGGTTGGAGTCAGGATCAGCCTGATCAACCATGCCAGTTTGGGCCTGGCCGCGCTGTCGCGCAACTTCCTCTCCACCGAGGCCGACGCGAAACGGCTGGAGGCCCGGATTGGTTCCATCCAGAAGCAGCTGAAGGCGGGCCTGCTCATCGGCGGCGTCGGTGCGGCTGGGCTAGCCCTTTTCAAGGTGCCCCTCGAGGAGGCCAAGAAGTTTCAGGTCGAGGTCACCCGCTTCCAGTCGCTCGGCTTCGGCGACGCCGTGAACAAGCAGGCCGAGACGTTCGCGCGCGGCATGAAGACCGTGGGCACCTCGGCCCGCGACAACATGATGCTCCTGGGCGACGCCATGGCGGTCTTCAAGGACCTCCATCACGCCGAATTTGCCGCGCCGATCATGGCGAAGATGAAGTTCGGCAACGAAGCGCTGTACGGCGCCGAGCAGGGCGGAGCCAATGAACGCAAGTTCATGAACATGCTCAAGGTCATCGAGTTTCGAGGCGGCCTTTCCAGCCAACAGGAGTTCTCCACGCAGGCGGACTTCGTGCAGAAGGTCATCGCCGGCAGCCGTAACCGGGTCGATTCGACGGCCATCCTCCAGGCGCTGAAGACCGGCGGTGTAGCGCTCTCGCGTCGTAGCAACGAAGCCTTCTACCTCGGTGCCGAGCCCCTGATTCAGGAATTCGGCGGTTCCCGTTACGGCACGGCCGCCATGTCGGTCTACCAGAACCTGGTGCAGTCGCGCGGCACCATCACCGCGCAGCAGGAGCTTTTCCGCCTCGGCCTGCTGGACAAGGACAAGGTCCAGTTCAACTCGCTCGGCAAGCTGAAGAAGGCTCTCCCCGGCGCTTTCAAGGGCTCGTCCATACTCGAGAACGAGGGTGAGATGGCGTTGCTGGAGAAGGTGCTGCTGCCGGCGTTCGCGTCGAAGGGCATCACGGGCGACGAGGACATCATCCGCGAGCTGGGCATGATCATGGGTAACCGGACGGCGTCCGGCCTCATGGCGCGCATCTTCCAGCAGCGTGCACAGCTGAAGGTCCAGTCCGATGCGAATGCGCACGCGCTGGGCATCGATCCGACGGAGGACGCGGCAAAGAAGACGCTTGAGGGACAGCTTATCGACCTTCACGCGAAGGAGCGTGACCTTCAGCTCGCCTTGGGCCAGACGGTTCTTCCGCTCGCGATCAAAGGGGTGGAAACGTTCAACAAGACGTTGCCAGCGCTTACGAAGTGGATGACAGATAACCCAGCGAAGGTGAAGTTCCTC